CCAAAGAGCATTTATTGAAGCTGCTTATAAGTTACGTAAGTCAATTCATGTTAATCAACTCATTAAAACAGATACTAGATTTATGCATGAAGGTATTAATTGGAAAGCATTTGAAGATGAATTGGAGATTATGTTCAATAATATACTTTCAAAAGTTATCACAGATAGTTTTAAATTAATCAAAAATGATTTTAATATAACATATCGTGATTTAATTAAAAAAACAAATACTAAAGATTATTTAGTTGATATTGATTTTGCTGACAATTCAATAGATGAACGTGAAGAAAAGAAAGACTATAGATGGTTATTGTTATTACTTTTATTTTTTATTAGAAATAGAGTAAAACAAATAACAACAGAGACAAAAAAAGCAATAGGTCAATTAGTACTTGCATTTAATAAAAATGGTCAATTATCATATAAAGATTCATTACTTCTTGCAAAAACTATAAACCAATGTATAGGTTTAAATACTACTCAAATTGTAACAATGTTAAATAAAATTGATAATATGAACAAACAGAGTATACCTATTAAAAGACAGAATGAAGAGATAGAACATATACGCCAACAAATGTTAAGCGATAGAGCAAAAGTTATAGCTAAAACAGAAACAATCGCAGCTGCAAATGCTGGCATTCTGTTTTTTATAGAAACACTTAAGGGCACTGAACAGGAAGATAAATTTATGAAACAATGGATAGTTGTACCGGATGATAAACTATGTGATTTTTGTATGGAATATAAAGATGAAAGAGTTAAATTAGGAGAAACATTCCATGGTGGCATTGATTGTCCTCCACTTCATCCGCAATGTCGTTGTGTTCCAAAAATAATTCCTGCAAAGAAAGAAGGTGAAGCTTAATGCCATGGTCAGATAATACTGAATTACCTAAATCCATAAGAGATAATCTACCTGAAAAAGCTCAGACAATTTGGCGTAAAACTGCTAATTCAGCTTTAAAACAATATGGTGATAGTAATAAAGCTTATGCTACTGCATGGGCTTCAGTTCGACGTTCAGGATATGATAAAAAAGATGGTAAATGGATAGAAGTTGAAAAAGATTCTCCAACTTCTTCACAAGTTCATGTGAATGTTCCTTTAGGTGAAGAAAAGGAGACAGAAAAATCATTCGAAGGTGGAGATAGCGGAAGTTCAAATGAAAAGATACATTGGCAGAAAACAGCTTCTTTTGAAATTAAAAAAACAAATAATGAACAACAAATTGCTTTTGGGTGGGCTGTATGGTCTCAAGACAGACATGGAAATCCTGTTAAGGATTATCAAGATGATATGATAGACCCTGAAGAACTTGAAAAATTAGCATATAAATTTGTTGAGTTTTATCGTGATGGTGGAGAAATGCATATCAAAAGCGGTGTTGCGCAACTGATTGAATCGATTGTATTTACGACAGAAAAACAACAACTTATTGGTATCCCCCACGGATGTGTTCCGGTTGGTTGGTGGGTAGGTTTTCACATTACAGATAAAGACGTGTGGGACAAAATAAAAAGTGGTCTATATAATAGTTTTTCAATAGAAGGTACAGCACAAAGAGAAAAAATGATATAAGAAGAGGTGATTTTGTGGGATTAGATGGTGAAGTAACAAAACTAAAAGATGCAGATATTGATTCGTGCCATTTTGTAATGGCTGGAGCACAACCGGACGCAAAAATATTGTTGTATAAATCTAAGGATGGGAAACCAATGAAAACAGAAGGTGGAGTTGAATATCCGGCAGAAGCTTTTGCTTATGTGCCTGAACCAGACAAACCGTCTACATGGAAATTAAGATTATGGGATGAAACACATAAAGTTACACCTCATCAGGTTGGCATGGCTATAGCAGCTTTAGGTTCCGGTGGATTCCGTGGCAATAAGGTACAGTTACCAAGTGATGCAATAGCAGGTGTAAAGGCAAAAATTAAAACAGCATGGCATAAAGCTAATCCAGATAAAAAAGAAGAAGATATGCCAGAAATAATTACAAAAGATATTAAACAAAGTCTACTAAATAAAATAATTCATATTTTTAAAAGCGATGATAGTGAAGAGTATACAGATGAAGAATTGGAAAAAGGTATGGAAGACCATATTGAGGCTTGTAAAGAAAATGAACTTAATGAGGAATTACATAATAAAAACAGTATATTATCAAAAGGAGGAAATAAAACAATGGCTGAAAGTAAAGATAAGAAAAATAAACTTGAAGAAGACATTGAGGAAGAAAAAGACGGAAAAGAAGATGGCAAAATGGATGAAGAAGACATGAAGGAAGGAGAAAAGAAAATGGGTAAAGATGGCGTAAAGAAAGAAAATCTTCCTGCTGATGTTAAAGCTTATATTGAAAACCTTGAAAATAAAGTTAATAAATCAGCTGAGACAGAAGTTATCGTTAAAAGTTTGCAAGAATCTATTGCAAAGATGAAAGATGAGCAATTAACAAAAGAATATATTGAAAAAGCAAAATCTTTTAATTACTTAGGAATAAATGCAAGTGAGTTGGGAAGCGTGATGAAATCAATTGCAATTTCAAATCCTGAAGCTGTTTCTAAAATCGAAGCTGTACTTAAAGCTGCTAATGAAGCAGTTAGAGAAGGTGGATTATATGAAGAGCTGGGAAGCAATTCTGAAGGTTCTTCAACTTCTGCTGAAGCATGGGCTCAGATTGAAACATTGGCAGAACAACAGGTTGCAAAAGATATTAATATATCAAAAGCACAAGCAATTGATATGATTTTAAAGACTGAAAAAGGCCAGGAGTTATATAATATATATACTTCCGGAATATAAGGGGGTGTATTTAAATGGCTTATGAGATTCAGGGATTTAAAGGAAACTTTATTGCTGGTGAAGATTTATCAACAAAGCAATATGTATTTGTTAAACTTTCAGCTGCAAATACAGTAGTTGCTTGTACGGCGGCTGACGATATACCAATGGGTGTTTTGCAAAATGCTCCATATAGTGGCTTAGCTGCTGAAGTTATGGTTAGTGGTTTAACAAAAGTTAAATCTAACACAGCGTTAACTGTTGGTTGGTTTGTTGGGCCAGCCGCAACGACTGGTAAAGCTGAGAGAAAAATTATTGGTACAGCAACAACAGAATATGCTGTTGGGACAGTGGTAGAAGCAACAACAGGCTCATCAGGTATTGCAACAATAACATTAAATTGTTTTAACCCGCCAAGAGCAAAATAAGGTCAAAATAAAAAGTAAAGGAGTGGGAATAAATGGCTTATGAACTTCAAGGATTTAAAGCAACTTTTATTGCTGGAGCTAGTTTAACTTCAAGTCAGTATTATTTTGTTAAACTTTCAGCTGCCGATACAGTAGTTGTTTGTAATGGTGCAACTGATGTGCCAATAGGAGTATTGCAGAATAACCCTGCTAGTGGAGGAGCTGCTGAAATTATGATTACTGGTATCAGTAAAGTATCTGGTGATGCAGACTTGACGGTTGGGAATCTAATTGGCACTTCAGGAGATGGGCAAGCAGCAGCATATACACCTGGAAGCGACACTACAAAATATATTGTAGGGCAAGTAATTGAAGATAATACCACTGCTGGTGGTCTTATAACTGCTGCTATTAATTGTCTTAATCCGCATCGTGCAGCATAAAAAAATTGTCTCTAAGAAAGGAGAAAAAAAATGAGTGAAATAATTTTACCAAAAAGAAATATTATCCGTAAGGCACAGCCAACATCAACTTCGGTTCACGTAAATGCGCCATTAACAAATATATCAATTGCGTATATTCAATCAGCAAATAATTTTGTTGCTGATAAAGTTTTCCCAGTTGTTCCAGTTGATAAACAAACAGATATTTATTATCTGTATACTAAAAATGATTGGTTCAGAGATGAGGCACAACTAAGAGCGCCTGCTACAGAATCAGCTGGTGGAGGTTATAATCTTGATTCAACTAATACTTACGCTTGTAAAGTATATGCTTTTCATAAAGATATTCCCGACCAGATAAGAGCAAATGCAGATTCGATGTTGGATATGGAAAGAGATGCAACATTGTTTGTAACTCAAAGACTTCTGTTAAAAAGAGAAATTACTTTTGCTTCCAACTATATGGCAGTATCCAAAGGCTGGAAAGATTATACTGGCGTTGCATCTGGCCCATCAACTGACCAGTTTGTAAGATGGGATGACTATCAAAATAGTGACCCAATAGCAGACATTAAAGCAGCTAGAATATATATACAGTCAATAACAGGTTTTGAGCCAAATACACTCGTATTGTCAGTTGATACATTTGAAACATTGAAGAATCATCCTGATATCGTA